TGCTGCGATGAGATCTAATAAATGTTTAAGCAGCGATTGATCTGAATCAGATAAATCATCTCTACCTGCGTACTCAAACAGCAAGTTCCATATAGCTTCGCGCTCATGCTCGGCAACAAGATATACAAAGTATTCAAGCTGTTCGTCGCTTGCGCCCCAAGTAATGAATGGGTGTGTTGGTTCAGAGAACGCAGCCTCCCGCGCCATGCGGATTATTTCTTCTCTATCCATGATTCTTCTCCCGCAGCTTGGCTTCGATGTATCGGGCAAACCTCACACCGTCCTCATTCAAGAAAAGTGCTTCCATGTCCTCATCCGTCAGCCCAACCCACTGCTTTGACGGTTTACTTGAAATACACGTAACCGTATAGGCTCTACCACACTGACAACCCCAAGCTACAGGCCCGTCTGCTGGTGTCTTTGCTGTTTTGTTTTCGCTCATGCGTTCTTCTCCTTCAGCACCCGTTCGATTTTCTCAATGACTTCGACAAATGCGATCTTGCTTAGCTCTTTGTAATCCTCATCTGTCAGCCCAACCCATTGCTTTGGTGGTGCGGTGTAGAGGGGGTTGCATTTAAATCCCATTTCATCCATATACCGTTTACTACGAGACACATCGCCGCCCTCTGATAACCACGCCACCGGCTCTTGCTCTGTCTCCAGTGCTTTGCGAAGGGCGTTAATCGCTTCCGAGTAGTAATCTTCATCACTAAATTCCATGCGAGCCACATCGTTTGCATCCTCCAACGCCTCCAACGCCATCTTCATAGCTTCTCTGCTCATGTGTTTTTCCTTTTAATTGCCGCCTCTAGTGCTCTAGCAACATCAAGCCAACCACCACCTTCAAGAACGTCATCAATTGCATCAAATACTTCTTTATCTGTCAGCCCAACCCATTGCTTAGCTGGTTTGCTTGAAATACAAGTAACCGTATACGCTTTGCCGCATTGACACTGCCACGCCGTAGGCCCTGGCCCATACCAAACACCGTCGATAAAACCTGTTGCACTATCCGTTGGTGTCTTTGCTGTTTTGTTTTCAGCCATGATTCTTCTCCTTTAGCTTGGCTTCAACCTTATCTTCTACTACGGCTTTGGCGACTTCAAAAGCCACCACAATGAAAGCAACCGGAAGCATCAGCCAAACCAGCGGTATCAAAATAATCTTCATGTGTTCTTCTCCCGCAGCTTGGCTTCAATGGCACGGTAAAAACCCAAACAATCAAACCAAGGTGAATTACTAGCATCAATTTTTTGAGATACATAAATCAAGTCATGTATCTCCTCGTCAGTCAGCCCAACCCATTCACGCTTTGACGGTTTGCTTGAAATACAAGTAACCGTATACGCTTTGCCGCATTGACACTGCCACGCTGTAGGCCCATGCCACACACCGTCGATAAAACCTGTGCCTCCATCTGGCGACACTACGGTCTTTTGGCTAGCACGGGCGTAATTAAGGCCTGTACCTTTACCTGGCGATAATACGGTCACAAGCCCAGCATGACTTATTGGATCACTCTCCAGCGCCTCAAGCGCCACCTGCATAGCTTTTCTGCTCATCGATCCCTCGCTTTCAGCATCGCGTCTGCAATCATGTAAGCCTGCTTCGCGGTTGCATCAAAATAATTCCCAGGCTGCGCCAGTGCTTGCATCGCCTTCCCTGCAAAGTAATCACGCAGGGACATACCTGGTTGGATTAGGTATGAATGTGCAACGGGAAACGCTGCCCCACCGTCTGTTGGTGTTTTGTTTTCACTCATGCCCGATCCCCCGCATGTTGCTTCCATGTTTCCTTCTCCTTCATACGTTGTTCGTACACTTCCATTAACAACTCAGCAGCTTCTTTGATCTTGAACTTTTCAGCAGTGCAGTGTTCAGGCAAGCCCTCGGCGTAACCCTCAAGCCATGCAGCGAGCATGGCGAACTTATAGTCAGGGCTCATTCTTTCCCCTCTGCGTTGTTTAGTATCCGTGCAATCTCACGGTCGATATACCAACGTGCTTTGCGTAGATCCTCAACCTGCTCACCTTTCAGGCCAGCTCGCCACAAATATTTTATAGCGTTGCCTACACAGAAATTCATGTGCTCGGTGATTTCTATACACTCCACACCGCTAGGGTGCTCGGTATAATGTTTAGGATGGTTTACGGGATCGTTCATAGTTTCTCACCTCCATAATTGTTTCGCTAACAAGTGCTTGTGCTTCACGCACAATGCTTCGTCTGCCTCTAAGTACACCGACAAAGAAACCAACAAAGAACCCACACCCCCAGATCAAAGTATCTTCCATCCCTTCACCTCATTTGTCCATGATCGTTTCCATAACTGCATTGTTGTAAGACGTGCGTGTGCTTCTGCTAACTCAGTCGTGGTGTACTCCTCGCGCTTTGTCCAGTGCCCTGGCCCTACCCATTTGTGAGGATCTACATAGTGTGGGTAGTACGGCACACCACGCAAAATAAATACAGGTTGTGTTTCTGTGTCTGCTGGTTTATTTAGATTCATCAAACTCATTTACTTTTTCCTTTTACTGTTGTCCACGAACTGCGTAGATGCCCGTCATACCAACGGTCGTCTACTTTTCCCTCTACCATTGTTTGTTGATACTTCAGCTTGACGTGGCGTTTTTCTTTTGTTTCAGCTCTTGTTTTGTGCAGATCTGACACGTCCATCAACGTATCGATTTTGCTTTTACCCAACCATGCAACAAGTTCATCCTCAGTCATCTTGTTTTCCCACAACTTATCACTGAGCTTGGGTAAGTACGCTGCTATAAAACGCGCAACAGTTGTCCACTGCTGCTTACCATAACGTGGCGTGCGTTTCAGTGTGTAAAGCTTCTCGTACGTAATGTTGTTTTCTGCCTTAAAAAACACAACGACTCTGTTTGTGTACATGTGAGAAGGCGCTCGCCACATCTTGATTAAGTTTCTGTCCCACAACTCCTGCAACACCTCGTCGTGGGCTTCGGCAAACAGATCATTGAGCAGACTCATCTTGATCTCTCCTCTTGACCATCGCCACTATCATTGCGTCTGCTACCTTAAAAGCAAATTCAGCAAACGCTTCTTCTGGTTTGTACTGTGGCATCTGCCCCCACTTACCCGCGAGTATTCCTGTGATGGCAGCTTTGGCAAACTCATCACGTAGCTTGTCGTACTCATTCATTCCACACCTCCACTTAGTCTGAATTCAATACGCGCTCTGTCCAGTGCAGCAATACGCTTGCGCTCTGCAACAACTTTTGGATCTTTCCACGGGTACGGTTGTTTAAGTAGTCGCCACTGTCTTTTGAACGTTTCAAGTACGTTTGTGCTTTCGCTTGTTGTTTTGATTTGCATCTCTTGCTCCTGTCATGTTGAATGGATCACTGAAAAAAGGTTCGGGTATGGTCACCCTTGTCTTGGCAAACTTCTTGCAAAACATCTGATCTTCTTTCTTCTGAAATAACTTCTCCTGTTTTGTAGGTTCCATCGTTATAAACTTGTAGTGCCGCTCTGCCGTGATGTACGGCCTGTCGGGATCTTTCTTTAAGAAACTTTCAACGCACCCCAACCGCGTGAGTCTGGTCATCAATGAGTAGACAGTGTTCTTGTCTAGCTGCACTTGCAACGCAATCTCTCTTACAGTTGGTGGCGTCACTCGTTTCTTAACGTACTTGAGTACCTTAAGTTGCTTATCGGTCAGGGGCTGTGGGGTCATCCATACGCTCCTTTAACCATAACACTGCACAGCGTGAATGAAACAAGGCTTCTTCTGCATGATGCAGTGCCTGTTCATAACGCCTCTCGTTAACGTACTCATACACATCTTTCAACTCCCTGTGTGCGTTGTGTAAGTGCTCGCTTATATCTTTCATATCTTTCCTTTACCAAAAGAACTTACGTGGTAGTTCAGCAAATTTAGGCAGTGCCTCAAACGTGTCAGGCTCATCAAGTCTGACTGCTTTTAATAGCGCTCGTTCAAGCGCAGCGAGGAACTGCTTAGTCGTAATATTAGACGCATGTGCCTCTGGAGAGTCACGAAGTGACATACCGCGCATCGAGTAACGACTGCCACTTATCAGGTCATTGTTTGTGAGATACGTTGAGTACAAGTTATCAAAAACAAGCTGCCCCAATTCGTTGAGGATGAACTCGGTCTGCTCCTCTAGCTCGCTGATGCGAAGGGTACGTTGTAAGTTATTTATCTCTTTGGTTGCCAGTGATTTACTGAATGACCTTCGTGAATCCCACTGCGCGTTTTCACGGTATGAATCCAAGCGATACGTTGCCAAGAGCTTGATGACTTCAATCTGCTTACGGAACGCAGCACGTTCCTGTCTACGCTCATCAGACACCACACGTTTGTGCACAGGGATGTGATCGGATGTACTAACGACGAGTTTGCCTGTCGAAGTGAACGTGAGCATGGCTGAGAACAATTCGTTCTCGTGCTTGATCTCTGGATGATCGCGCTTGTAGTGTTTATGCACGACGTGGTTAAACGGTACGACATACTGCTTGCCGTCCTCACCCATAAAGCTCGCTACCTGTCCACCGTAGCAACCCACCACGTTCCGTGCAATAAACTTACGAGAAGTCAATGTGTCATACCCACGGATATACACAACGCGATAGCCGTGCTGATCGGGCTTGAGGTAGCGGATCATCTTGGTGTGATACAGGCACACATCGAAGTAGGCGTCATCTTCGCCGCGCTCAAGTCTGTACTGCCATGCTGATACATTCTTGAGCGGTCGCTCGTGGTTGTTCCACTTCTTTGAACGTGGAGGCTTAGGTGTTTTATCAAACCACTTCTTGGCTTGTTCGTACGATGTGATTGCGGGTAATGCCCATACGTCTGCTGAAAATGCCATGATTACTCTCCTTGTAAAGTTGTTGTTGAGTAGACGTGTTGTCTACTCATGTGTTCTGAATATCAACCGCAGCGCAGCACTTGAATCGTGTCACCTGCTCGACAGGTCTTGGCGTTACCTTTACCCCACGTGGTGGCACACCATGCAGACAGACATCTGATCAATGTTTTGTAATCGTATTTGCCCATAGGGATGACCGCCACATCACCGACTACTACGTTTTTAAGATGTGGTTTGAAATGCTTGGTCAGCTCCCCATACTCATATATACTGGTGCGCTTCTTCTTTTTCTCAGTCACCTCTAACTCACCGTACTCGTTACCCGTTGAGTCGATGATCTTGTACTGACACCCCGTTGCGTTGAGCAGCTTGATGGCTTGCTCGATGGTTTTAGTTGTTACAGCTAACTGCTGAACTGGTTTGGTAGTAGGCATGATGCGCTCCTGTTTGCGGTAAGAAGAAAGTGACACT